TGCAGTGACGGCTTAAGCGGTTCATAGGTTTCTTAACGTTGGGGTCTTTGGACCCCTTCATTTGGCACTTCAACCAAGCGGTGATTCAACCAGTTACGCGATTGTTTTTAACTAAAAATGGGAAAGAAATGAATGACTTGGCTTTGATGGGCGGCGTTGTTAAGAGTCCGGACTTCCTGCCGGATGAAGTGGTGGCTTCGTGCACGACGTATCGGCAAATTGTCCGCACGTCATGGGCACATCGACGCATCAAGGGAATGACGCAACGGACGCTCGCTGAGCGCGTTGGCTGCTATCCATCGCACGTTTCGGACTATCTGCAGGCAGATGACAAGGCGACCCGCCGTGATCTTCCTGCAGAGCGCCTGAACGCTTGGGCTGCAACGGTTGGTAACTGGGGCGTTCAACAGTGGCTTAACCGCCAGTCCAATCTGACGATCATGGAAGAAGTGATCTACCGGAGAGCTGCGTGATGGACCGAATCCGCGATAAGGGCATTACGTCGAGCATGCAGTACGACCGATGGATCGCGTCCATACGCTCGCCCAAAACGACGCGCACGCAACGGGTGATTCGTCATCCGGCCACGTTCGTCGCGTGCATTTCCATTCTCGCGGTTCTGATTGCGCTGATCGTTCTTCTGGTGGCCCTAGGATGAATTGACTAAGCGCCTTTCGTCCGGGCGAATAAATGCAACAGGGCCTGATGGGCTGGCAGACGAGGAAACAACAGGGTGGCGAACCCCTTAAAAGCGCGCAGGATCGGCCGGGGTGCTTGCAGGGGGACCTCGGGGTTAGGCGGACACAGACGCCAGCCAGGAACGACGCGAGATAGGGGTGACGCCGGGGACGGTGGAGACAGTTTGGCCCGCTGGAGTTGAAGGGCAGCGTTCGATGACGGTCGATTCTGCGAAAAGTGTCACAGGTTACGCGGGGTGTAGTCGGACTACACCTTACAGCCCGCGTAGGACTCCTCACCGCCGCAGGGGCAGGTTCGGAGCTTTCACCCCAACCCCCTGCTTTGGCGGCCCGTGGGCGCTAAGAAAGGAGGTTGAGTTGAAAACGCTAATGAAGCGAACCGTGATGTGGATGTACTGCCATGGCTTGTTGAGTATGACGACAACGCAATGGGTGTTCGACCATTTCGACCTTAAGGGGCTGTGATTGAAAGAGCTTGATATCGGGGCCATCAGGATCGACGGAGGTACGCAGTCGCGCGCGCACCTTGATGAGTCTGTAGTCTCGGAATATGCGGATGCAATGACGGATGGAACTGTGCTGCCCGCCGTCATTGTTTACTTCGATGGTGCCGAATACTGGCTGGCAGATGGATTCCACCGGTTCTTCGCGCATCGCAAGATTGGCGCACTGAAGATCAACGCCGATATCACGAACGGGTCGCGACGCGATGCCGTGTTGCATTCGGTTGGTGCGAATGGTTCGCATGGCCTGCGCCGTACCAATGAAGATAAGCGGCGATCCGTTGACATTCTTCTGGCTGATGCGGAATGGTCGTCATGGAGTGATCGCGAAATAGCCAAGAAGTGTTGCGTATCGGTTTCGTTTGTCGGTGCAATCCGCCGTCCTGCGGTTGCGGAGAAACAAAAAGAAAACCGCGATCGCAGCGTAACCAAGAAAGTGAATTCGAGCACGGCGGTCTCTACTCCGGAGAAACCTCCAGTCGTTGAGTCTGCAATTGCGCCAACGACTCAGCCGACCGTGGAAGCTCCGCCATCGAACGATGCATCTTATGACGAGTTCGGTCCAAGCGACTCGGAATTGGCCTTCCATGAAGAAAGGGAAATCGCTGACCGTGCCGCTTATGACGGTCTGGTCGAGGTCGCATTGTCCGACGATAAGCTTGGAGAGGCCCTTAAGTTGGTCGCCACTCAGGCCGAAGAAATTGCCCGCCTGAAAGCTGAACTGCGTGTCATGCGCGAGTCTCGAGACAGCCATATGAATGGCAAGAACGAGGCTATTCGCCTGGTCAAGAGCCTGCAGAAGAAACTCGCTAAATACGAAAAGGCGGCGGCATGATGATCGAAGCCCCATACCTTTTCGACGTTGCCCCTGACTACTCGCAACTGAAGTTTCCGCCTGAGCGCGACTTCCAGACGCTCGCGCAGGTGAGACTTCACGATGGTTGGGTGGCTGGCCACAAGAATCAGATGGTCATGGCTCCGACCGGTGCCGGCAAAACGTATCTCGGTCTGAAGATGATCGCCAAGGCGCTGCAAAACGGCAAGCGGGCGATGTTCGTATGCGACCGCACGACGCTTATCAATCAGACGAGCGAGGCCGCCGACGCGTTTGGCCTGATCCATCACGGCGTCATTCAGGCTGACCACTGGCGGCAGAACGACATGCCGTTCCAGATTGCCAGCGCCCAAACGCTCGCGCGCCGCAAGTGGCCGCATGCTCACCTGATCGTGATTGACGAGGCGCACACTCAGCTTTCGACATGGGTCGAGCATATCAAGACGTGTTCGGCTAGGGCTGTTGGTCTGTCGGCAACTCCCTTCTCGAAGGGTCTCGGTCAATTGTTCTCGAACCTGATCAATGCGACGACCATGCATGCGATCACGGTTGGAGAGGGCGCCGCATTGGTGCCGATGCGCGTGCTGAGTTGCACCAAGACGAACATGCAGGGCGCCGCGACTTCTGGCGGCGAATGGACCGATTCCGCGGCAGAAGAGCGCGGCATGGATATCGTTGGCGACGTGGTTTCTGAGTGGATTAAATACGGCGAGAACCGAAAGACAATCGTTTTTGGATCCACGATTGCCCACTGCGAAGAGATCTGCCGCCAGTTCAATGAGTTTGGCGTGTTGGCCGCTGTGTTCACGTCGAAGACTCCGGACGGCGAGCGCGTCGCACTTCTCAACGAGTATCGCAAACAAGATTCGGCAATCCGCGTCCTTATCAGCGTCGAGGCGCTGGCTAAAGGCTTTGATGTGCCAGATGTGTCGTGCGTCGTCGACTGCCGCCCGCTTCGAAAATCGCTGAGCACGGCAATCCAGATGTGGGGACGAGGACTCCGTTCGTCGCCCGCGACCGGAAAAGTGGACTGCCTGTTGCTCGACCATAGCGGCAACATTATCCGATTTCTCGACGACTACACCGACATCTATTTCAACGGGCTTGACTCGCTGGATACGGGCGAAAAGCTGGATAAGCAGATCCGCCGCGACGACGAAGAAAAGGAAATCGTAGCCTGCCCTTCTTGCGGCTATAAGCCGTTCGGCAAGCGGTGCATGGCGTGTGGATTTGAAGCCAAGACTCAATCGTTGGTCGAGACGCAACCTGGCGAAATGGTCGAAGTCATGATCGGCAAAAAGAAGCTGGCCGACGACAAGCGCCATCTTTGGGAGCAACTTTGCAGCTACGCCCGCGAGCATAGCGCACCTGAGAAACAACAGGGCCGCGCCTGGAATCTGTACAAGTCGATCACCGGCTCAGAGCCGCCGCGCGATTGGAAATTGGCCGGTACGCCAGAGGTTCAAGTGACGCGAAACACCATAAACAAGATCAAGCAGATGGATATCGCCTATCGGGCGGTCCGCGCAAAGGTGCAAAAACATGGCTGACTTTATCAGTTTTGCCCGTGCGCACGGGGTCTTGATCAACAGGCTAGAGGATTCCGGCCGCATTCGCCGCTGCGGGACGGTCGAGCATCCTAAGTCGACCAATGGTGCTTATCTGTGGGACGGCCAGCGCGGTTTCGTCTTCGCATGGGACGGTGATGCGGAGCCGCACTGGTTCAACGATCCGCATGCCAAGCCGTGGACCGACGAGGAAAAGCGGGCGTTTGCCACTCGCCAGGAAGCGGAACGCAGAAAGAAAGTCGAGCGCTACAGAGCCGCTGCTGCGTACGCGCAGGATCTGATCCAGTCGGCAAAACTCGATGAGCACGGGTACTTCCAATACAAGGGGCTTCCCGACGCGCGCGGTCTCGTGTTGCCGGATGGAAAACTCTTTGTGCCGATGCGCTCGCTGACAGGTGCGCTCCAGGGCGGCCAGACGATCCATTGGGATCACGAAGAGCGCAAGTACGAAAAGATGATGCTCTCGGGCATGCGCGCCAAGGGTGCCGTGCTGCGCCTTGGTTCGAATCGCGCCATGGAAACGATCCTTTGCGAAGGGTACGTAACGGGTCTGTCGATTGAAATGGCCGTGCGTCAACTTCGCCTAAGCGCATCGGTGCTCGTCTGTTTCTCAGACTCAAACATGGTTTTCGTAGCCCCGAGCGTAACGGGCCGGAAGTATGTCTTTGCGGATAACGACGCATCGGGAGCTGGCGAGAAAGCGGCAAAGCAAATCGGTCTGCCCTACTGCATGAGTGACCGCATAGGCGAAGACGCTAACGATCTGCACAAGCGTGCGGGTCTGCTGACTGTGTGCCAATTGCTGATCGCCGTAAGGCGTCTCGACGAGGCAGCATGATTCACGACCTAGACCAACTCCGCTCCGTAATCGAGGAAATCTCCGCCTGGAGTCTCGAGCAACGGAGAGCGTACCTCGCAAATATCCGGACAGTGTTCGGAGTCGAAGCGGAACAGCAGATCAAGGATGCGCTTACGGCGCATTGGAAGGAGAGAAAAGTTGCCTAAGTCTAAACGCCCGCGTCGGGCCTACGACGCAAATCGGTGGCTAAACAAACTCGCCACCAACGCCGAGCGCCGCAGGGATGCCAATCCGCTGACGGACGATCAGCAGAGAGACTTGGGTCTGGCTTACCACATCGCATTCGAAAACATGCTGAAGCGTGGCAGCGAAGAGGATTGGTATTGCATTGCTTCGAGTCTTAACGTCGCTTTGGTTTTGGCGGAGACCGGGTATGGCGAGGAATTCATCCCCGAGATCAAGGCCGCTATGGAATCAGTGATGGATTGCAAATATCGCGCCGATCGCACTGGCCGCTGGGCATTCGACGGCGCGGGCATTCAGGCCATGCGTCTTGCGATCGACATTCACGACCAGCAATGCGCACTGGCCACGCGGGCAGAAATCAAGAAAGCTCTGCAGATGATCGTGGAGCGGGCTAATGCCGGGTTCATGTATGCGGCCGAAGAATGTCAATTGGAGGTGGCAGCATGAGGCAGCAAAACCTTTGGCTCACCGTCGAATACAAGCGTATGTCAGACGCTTTTGCGAGCGATCCAAACATTTCCCCGCAGGCGCTTGCAGAGATGTTTCCACGCCACACTGAAAAATCCATCAACCAGAAGTGGGTTGAGCTTGGTTTAACCCGACCAGAGGGTGCCAAGCGCCATAAGCCGGCATGGGCAGCAATTGCAGAACTCCTGGCGAAGAGATCCCGCACGAAGCAGGAACTTGCCGATGAGATGGGGTGCACGCGCGCAAACATTCAGATGGTGATGGCAACTATGCGCGCCCATTGGCGGATCGTCGGTTACCAGCCTAGCGGCCATTACGCAGTCATGACGCCGATCGTCGGATTGGGCGCCGGTGAGGACGCCCCTTACCCGAAAAAGACCAGGAACAAGAAAGCGCCGAATCCGTTCGCTGCAGCCGCCGGCCTCGTATCGATTCCACAGGGCCGCACCGGGAGAATCTTTCAACAACCAATGGATGTTAAAGACGAAGAGGAGATGGCCGCATGACCAAGCCTTTTACCGATCCGATGCCGCTAGTCATCGGCATGCCGCACCGCGAAATGCTCCAGATCATGCTGGACAACGGCATCTTCTGCAGCCACGACAAGTTCACACGGATTCTGCAGGACGCACAGCAACGCGCTCTTAAGGCGCAGTACGAAAACAAGGAGGCGGTGTGAGAGGTCGCATCTATATTTCCGGCCCCATGAGCGGCCTTCCCCGGCTTAACTGGCCGTTGTTTAACCGCACAGCCGTACGCCTTCGCAACATGCGCTGGGAAGTGGTGAATCCGGTTGCCGTGAATAACGATCCCGATGCCAACTGGCTCGACTGTATAGCAGCCGACTTGATCGCCATGAAAGGGTGCACGGCGATTTGCATGCTGCCGGGTTGGGAAAATTCATCCGGCGCACGGATCGAACACATCGCGGCGCAGAAACTCGGTCTCGAGATATTCGATGTAGACCAACTGATATCGGAGGCGGCATGAAAGACCTTCCGCAAGTCATCGCCCTGGTGGGCAACGCGGGTGCCGGCAAGTCGACGGTGGCCGAATACCTGATGGAAGTCCATCACTACAAGCTCGTTAAGTTCGCCGGACCGCTGAAGAACATGCTTCGCTCGATTGGCCTGGACGACGAGGAAATCGAGGGTTCGCGCAAAGAGCAACCGTGCGACTTGCTGTGCGGCAAAACTCCGCGACACGCGATGGTGACCCTTGGAACCGAGTGGGGTAGGGATTTGATTGGAGTCGATTTCTGGAC